CGGAACTTGTTTTCCCTTAACAGTAATGTAATTAATAACGGTTCCTGGTTCTTTAAACGGCATTAAGTTCTATCCTGTTGTAATACACTGACCATGACATTAAGTCCGTTAGCTGTTGAGCATGTTACGCGTAGTAAATCCGACTCTTCCAGGACCAGAATGCTTGAATAACCCGTCTGTAAAAATTCATATTTAGTATCAGCAGCCAAGGAACTTTTCTTTTCATAAGCTTTAGTGACGGTGCCACTTGCATCATAGATGGAAAGGGTTACATCAATGGCTGTTACAGCGTGTACATTATAGACCGATATGGATTTAATAAGAGCTACGGTTTCAGCTGGACAGGTATAAACGGTTGTTATATCTGTAGTTGCAACCGCCGAGATATCATTTTTATATACGTTAGCCATTCTTCTTTTTCCCTAAATTACCTTAAGACATAAACAAAGTAAAGGCTTCGAATTCATCGGTTAATTGTTGTTGATAAGTACTGTTAAGCTTTTGAACAATGGATCCCATATTATTTGCTAAACCTTGAACATTAATCGGATCAAAATCTGGACCCATAATAGTTGCTATTACTTCTGATATTTTTGCCATTATCTTCTACCTCCTGCATGTATATCTAATCTAAAAGTTCCTAATCTCCAAGTTTCTCCTGTACCAGTATTTGCTATTTTCAAAGCAATTTGTCTAGCCCTAACTCTAGTATCAAGTTTAGTAGTTGAAGTTGTCGACGTGTAATCGTTAGCCGTTGCAGTATCGGTTGGATACTGTTTCGTACTCAAGGTCACTTGAGCGTCTCCAGTTTGAGCACCAAAGTCAGGTATGATTCTACTAATTCTCATCATAAATTCACCACTACCTTCTAGTCCTTGATCACTAATATCATAGTCTCCTGATTCAACATGAGCAGCAATCGCTGTCGTCGCTCCTGCTGATGTAACTTCATCGGTTCCTTTTTCCTGTTCCCAAAAAGTACTGGCTCCCCCTGTAGCTCCTTGAACAGTGGGTACTGTAGGAATTTCACTGACATTATAACTTGTTGCGTAAGGTTTTGCGTATACTCCTTCTGGAGTCCATGTTGTTCGAGCTAAAGAAGAAACTGTCCAAATAGAATCTTGAGGAGTGGACTCTAAATAATTGTAGGTCACGGATCTATCTACATAATCAGATCCACTTGTAGGGTAAAACCAGGTTACTTCTCCGAAAAGATTATTAACGGCTGCATGAATTTGTTGATTGGCACTCGTATTTATATCTTCATAGACATAGTCTTCAACCAGGCAGGCAATTCCTTGTACCCGACTTCCATCAAACCTAAAGAACCCTGTAGGGCCCATCCAAAAAGCAATCCCATCAACTTCAACAGCAGAATGCTGACTTGATATTCCACAATTGTCTCCAACTTGTTCAAATCCAAAAGTAAAGGGTTGACCAATAAACCTCATGGTTGTTAGAGAAGTATCTGACCAAATATAGATCGCCGTTTTTCCAGAGATCGCTCCCATTAGTTTTGATCCATGGGTAAGTCGTTGGCTGCCGGCAGTGTTAGTAGCCGTTGGTGTATAAGTATTAATATCTTCCTGATCCGACCATCGAACAAACATATCATCCTGACTTGTAGAAGTTCCAATCGTTGTCTCTGTTCCAATAAACACCAAGTGTCTGTCTGGTGTAGATACAATCATGTCCCGTGAAGCGGTCGGTGCTCCACTGACAACTGTTGCTCTTACCGTTAGATTAGCTAAGCTCGGTACCCATTGAAAAACTTTTTTATTATGAACTAGAGCTAATAAATTTTCACCATAATTAACCAGACGCCATTGGCCTGGTTCAATAACAATGTGGGAAGAAGAACTTGCACTTCCAAAACCTACATAAGAAGTTGCATCATAAACAGTTGCAGCATCCAAATGAGTAGCGGCTGTAGAACCCGAAGCTCCTCTGGCTGCTCCCTGTAAAACGTGAGAAGTATTGATACTAGTGTAAGAAATTAATTCACTATCTATTTGAATAGTTCCTGCTGAGGTAAACAAAGTAGAAGAAGTTAAAGTAATTCCTGTGGTTGTGGTTTTATTGGTGATGGCACCATTAAGAGTTGTAACAGTAGGAGGAATAACTCGACCTCCAAAAGTACTGGTACCCCAGCCATATCCATAACCCTGTGTGAGAGGACCAATAACATAATAAAAATCAACTGTAACACTTCCTCCTGATTGTCCTGTTCCTTCGTTGGAAGACATAGTAATGGTAAAAGTAGTTGCAGTAGGTACAGAAATTACTTCATATATAACACTATTAAAATCGGAGGCTGTGTAGCTGCTTCCTGCTGGAACCGTAGTACTAGCAAAAGTAAGGATGTCTCCTGCTACTGCTCCATGACTTGATGAGGTTGTAATGGTAACCTCGGCTGATGAAGTAGTCGTAGTAATCGTGGCGCTTGTCTGTTGTCGCGTCGCATCCAAAGGAGTGATATCGTGGAAACCACCTTCAAAATAGATGTATAACATCTTATTGGTTCCAATGGCTGCATATTTATTACCGGCAAGATCAGTCCAACTATGTGAATCTCTCCCCGCTCCTACAAGGCTTTTGGATCCTAGCTGTTGCCATCCACCTATTTTTTCAGGATAAGAATAACGAAAGCGCATATAATCGCCATTCACCCATTTTCCTTCGGCTCCAGTATCTGATGATTGTTTATCTAAACCAGGCTGATTGTTTATCTAAACCAGGCTTTAGTCTGATTTTATGTAGCATATAAAACTCCTGATTTTAAATTATACTAGATTTGTAGAGGAATCAACCTATCCGTGGAGAGAAGGGATACCTAACATAGGTCTTTTATCAAACTTATTCTTTTCTGCAAAGGGTCCATTTTTATGATTATAGTGTAAAAAGACTTGTCCACAGGTATTACCTTGAAAAGGTTCTCGCCAATGTTCAAGATCACACCCACTATAGACTAACATATCACCTATATCTAAAATAACTTCATTACCTTTAGGAGCATTAGGTTTATGTATATTTTTATATTCATCGATGACATTGTCACTTCCCGTAGGGTCCATGAAGATAGACCATCTGTCTCCACCTAAATGAATGGTTGTAGATATCTCACAGCTTGGTCGATCCTTATGACGTTTAAGAATATCTCCTTGTTTATAAAGACGAGCATAAGAATAAGTAGGAATAAGATGAAGTTCCGTTTCGTCCTGCATGCGAGGAAGAACTTTCATTAAAAGCGTATCCATAAGCGGGTCTCCATAGACAGAGAAAGTATTAGGAATCTGTTTATCCGCCCATGTGCCCAACATTCCTGAGTCATAGGTAACATTATTTTTATACATCCATGCTACAGCATCACGTTTTAATAAAAAATAGTTAAATATAAAATTAGCAAGTTCATAAGAAAGAGCTTGCTTGATGACTTGATATTTAGTTTCTTGAAAACTCATTCAAATCCTTTTTGAATAAAATTAAAAGATACAGAAATACGTAGCTCTGCGCTCCTGTTTGTTTCAACTTCATGCCACATCCATGCAGGAAACATAATAATTCGTCCATCTACAGGCGGATAATTCACCTCTCTCCAGAATTGAGGAGGAAGTTTCCCTGGTTTTCGACGAGGCATAACTATTTGAATCCCTGGTCGTGGATCAATTAGTTTTAATTCCCCTGAACCTTTAGGTGCTTTAATATAATATACTCCAGAGAATAAACAATTGGGATGAAGGTGGGGTCTGTTATATCCTCCTGGAGGATTAACATTCGCCCACATATTTCCTAGGTAAGGTTCGCTCTCTAAATGTTCTTCTTGAAAAATCTCTTGTTGCATTTCTTGTAGATGTTTAACTAGAACTTGGTATTCTGGTTTAGTGTGCATGTCCGTTTTACTATGCCAGCCGTTCATATTGGTTTTATTTAATCCTTCATCAGCGCCTTTCCATTCAATGATATGCTTGGTTAAGTCTTCGTTAAATTTCTCTGCGTTAGGAATGTCCTTGATATAAATAGGAGTAGGAAAAAAATATTCTTTATGGATCATCTAAAAGACGGTCCTCCGAACCACATCACTAAAGATTTTCTTTCTCCTCGTGTAACTGGTTTAACTCTATGAGGAATAAAACTGGCAAAAAGAACAGCTTGTCCTTGTACTAACTTTACTACTTTATTTTTATCCATCAACTCTAATTCTCCACCTTCAAATTCATCCGGAGGAGAAAGTAATAAAGTCATGGAAATTTTTCTAACAGGAGGCTGGGCTGTCCCTACTATATCATTATCTGTATGCCATTCATAAAAACCTCCTACAGGGTAATGAGTGTATTGGGCCTGTTCTGTAATTTGAATACTATCAAAACCAAAATGGTTTCCATTGGTTCGGTATATAAGATTATCTAGTACACGGTACATTTGTGGCAATTTATCAAAAGGGATCCAGCTAATAGTTGTAATTCTTTTTTCAGTATCCTGTTTTCCCTGGGGCAGAGCTGTTCCCACTTGAGCCTGTTCTTTTTTTAAACTCTCTCCCATATCAATAATATTTTGGCATTGCTCAGAAGTAAAGACAGGAGTGGTTGTTTCCACGATCAGGCTTTTCCATTTAGGTTCAAGATGAATCATGAGGATTATATTCTACATCAACATTACAAGAAAGAGTTCTTCTTGTAGCTTGTGGATTAGTCATAGGATAGACGCAATGTCGCATATCATAGGGAAAAATATATAAGTCTCTTTCTTTTATTTCCGGTGAATAATCTGATTTAGCAAATTGACCTGTTACAGATCCTAAAATCTGAAGCCTGCCATTCATGGGGATATGGGCGCTTGAATATTCAGGACCCATGTCTGTGGGTAATTTAAGAATCATGACTGAAGATAGCCCAGTGAAAAGGGTTCCTTTATGAATGTGTACTGGATTATATTCATGTGCTTTCATCTGGTTGACCCAAACCGAGTTAATATTAAGTTTGTACTTTCGAGTCTTAGTATAATCTAAATAATGTTTGAATCGAGATGCTAACCATATTAAGATATCTGTGGTCAACATATTATGCCAACATATTATGCTGATGCATTTTACTAAGATCCTTTCCCTGATAATATAAAGAGTGTTCATTTTGAATTTTTCCTACAAGTTGTTTATTAGCAGGAGGAAGTTTATCAAAGTTCTTTTCGTAAATACTGTTAATCATGTAACCCACATCCATAGGAACTTGATATTTACCTATGCATTGGCCTAGCCAGATAGGTTCAAAATTAAAACCAGCCATTATCATAATCCACTTTCATAATTGATTTAATCTTTTCTTCTTGTTCTTTAGTAATTTTAACAGGTTCGGTTTTCCTGAGCCAAGTCTCCTTAAGTTTTTTTCCACTCCATTGTTCCAGTAAAGGTTTTAGTTTAGGATTAATTTCGTCAACATTAAAAACATGGGTATATATATTTTTATCCTCTCCAAGCATTTCAGTATTCGTTCGACAATGAATTCTTATATAGTTCTGTATATTCATATAGGCCGCATAATTCTGCAGAAAGTCATCAAGATAATGAATCTTATTGAATTTCTTAGCGTGGGTAAAACCACTTAACAGTTTTTTAACAGGATCACGGTAGATTGCAAGGCGTACATCACATTTTAATAATTTATCCCTATAGTAATCAAAACTTTTCTCTTGGCCGTAGTAAGAATCTTCTCCTAAATGATTTTTAATTATTGTACCCGTAGGTTTATGAGGAGGTTCGTTCCAAAAGATTTGTCCAATATAATTCAATACAGTCGTAGATCCGGCTTTATTGTTTCTTACAAAGCCTATTCGTTTATTGTTAAGGGTGAATCTTATAAGAGCCATTATTGAATAACATCGGTTGATTTATATTCTTTTACAATCTCCTTGAATCTTTTTCGATCTTCATCGAGTACCACCACAATATCGAATTCTTTAAAGCCTAGCTCTACACCGGCGAGAAAACGATTATTACCCACGCATACTTTATATCTCTCTCCGTCCTTAGTACAAATTAAAGGATTAATCTGGCCATGTTTCTTAAAGCTGGCTAGAACTTTTTTGTAAAGATCACTTTGTTTCTGGTTGTGAGGACTGCGTTCCAAATTTTGGTTTCTGAGGAATAGCCTCTCTCTTGGTACTTTCAATTTGTCCCCTTTCTTCTTTCAGTCTCTCGGCAGTTTGAAGTTGCCCTAAGACATTAAAAACTTCAGGTTGGCTAGAACCTTGAGTTAAAGTATTTTTTCTATTCTTGAATACTTTTGAATAAGATTCCAATTGATGAGTATTGACATTTTGTGTATCAAAAGTTCCATCATTATATTTCTTTTTAAACGAAGACCACTCGCTAATCTCTCGCATACGATCTCTAGCGGTCAATTGCATACTTGCTTTGCCAAAAGTTTTTTTATCAATTTCAATTTGATGAAGTTCTCTTTCTAGTTCATCGTTTTCTTCATCCCTTTTCTTTTCAAGTTGCTTGATTTCAATTTCATTTTCTCTATAGTCGAAAGAAAGGTTCATTAAGTTTTCCAGAAATACATTCTGTTCACGGACACATTGCCAGTACTTTGCAGCATTTGTTGGATACTTGGCATCATTAAGAACTGAAACTTCCATTTCGGTCTTTGTTCTAAAGACTTGTTTCTTAGTCCAGGTATCTCTGAGCTCTTTGGTTAATTCCTTAAACTCGGCAACCTGATTACTATCTAATAGATTATTAAGGTTGGGAGCTTCTTTTTCAATGAT